GTGGCTATTGTCAATTTTTGCAAATTGCGAGGAAATCGAATACATATGGTAAGTCCGTTGCTACAATTATTTGAAAGTTGTTTTGCACCGGTAGATATCCCAGTTTCGGATGAAGAAATAATGGATCGATTGAATTTTGTCCCCCAAGCCGATGAAGATGATTCCCCTTTCGATACCTTGCGCAGTGTGTTGAATTGCTATCCCAAAATGAAAGAATTGGCAGTATATAAAAAACTCCATAAGTTTTGGATGTACCTCTTGTGCACTGGTATGTTAAAAGGCACCAACATTGATTTCCATAGTATGGGCTTCGATGCGTTTGAAGAGGCAGCATTGAAAAGAACGCACAAACCTGGTTTCGATATGTTGCATGCTATGCTAGACGCTGTGCTGTTCATTTGTGAGGCGGGTCATTCGTACTTCACCACCGGGTCACTGGATAAATTTGTCCACAGCGGGTCCTCCTATGAGAAATGGGTACAGCAGGTGCAGAAGCTCAAATTGCAGAGCAGATTTTTGTCTAATCCAGAACCACATGGCTTCAACCGATTTGAATTCGTAAGTAACCTAAAAGATGCTATCGAGAAAGGAAAGGCAATTATAAAATTTGCTGTCGGGATGGACAAAGGGGAGAAATTAGTCCTGCAAAAATTTCTATTTGAATTGCAGCTTATTGAGGCCGAAGAGACAACAAAGCGCTCTGCCCAATCTCCACGTAAAGATCCATTTGGGATATTGATTCACGGTTCCTCGCACATTGCCAAAAGTATGCTAACTAACATCATGTTCTACCATTTCGGGAAATATTTCGGTCTACCAATCGATGATAACTATCGATATACACGATGTCCCGCTGATGAGTACTGGTCTGGTTTTGATTCCACGCAATGGTGTATTGTGCTTGATGATATTGCATTTTTGTCACCTAATGGGGAAGTTGACCCCACCCTCATGGAGTTGCTGCAGATTAAGAATTCCGTTCCATTCACGCCACCTCAAGCAGCCTTGGAAGATAAGGTAGGACGCCCGTTAAAAGCGAGCTTGTTATAGCCACTACCAATACAAAGGATCTGAACTTGCACGCCTATTTCGCCTGCCCTTTTGCTATCGCACGTCGGTTGAGTTATGTTGTGACACCTACTGTTAAGCCCGAGTTTGCGAAGTGCACGTTCATGGCAGATTCCAAAAAGATTCCACGCACCCCAGAGGGCGAATACATGAACATCTGGAACTTTGAAGTATCTATACCTGTGCCTGAGACTGAGACTGCGAGGGACAATATGCGTACTAAATATGAGGTTATTAAGCGATTTGATGATATCTATGATTACCTCGCGTGGTACATTTCTGTCGCTGAGGAGCACAGAGAATCACAGGCTAAAGCCGCTACAGCCAATGCAACAATGAAGGCAGTTGAAGTGTGCAAAGGCTGCAAGCGAGTTTCGAGAGACTGCATGTGTGCATCGGACGAAGAAGTGAATCCTGATACATGTACAGTTTGTGTGGTTGATCCTTGTGTGTGTACGTTTGTCCCACAAGTTGACGTAGAGGATTTCAACAAGGTTTTCCAAATGAAACTATGGCTAGTCAAGCAAATCGTTGATGGTCAGAGACTGCCCACTGAAGATTGGTGGGATTGGTTATTCTCGCAACATGAGACGTTGGAATATTTGCGGAACTTCTTTTATGAACATATCTGGTATTTCGTCGCATTACTTATGGTTACTATCTATTCAAATCCAACGCCAACAATTGTTTCTCTCACGACGGTTTTCATCATGTACAATCTCATCGTCAACATTTGGTCGTTGGGTCAATTGTATGCGCAATGGCAATATGGTGCGATGTGGAAGATTCGTTTGATTTGGCAGGTGTGTGGTAATGAGACGGATACCTACAAGTTTTTATATCGGGTTGCTGGTGAACGAACG